ATGTTCGCGCTCATCGACGGCAACAACTTCTACGTGTCTTGCGAGCGCGTTTTTCGGCCGTCCCTGCAGGGCCGCCCGGTCGTCGTATTGAGCAACAACGACGGCTGCGCAATCTCGCGGTCCGATGAGGCCAAGGCAATGGGTATCAAGATGGGCCAGCCCTTTTTTCAACTGCGCGATCACGTAGCGCACCACGGCCTGGTCTGCCTGTCGGCAAATTTTGAACTCTACGGCGACATGAGCGACCGCATGATGTCCCTCGCCGCCGGCCTGGGCCCGGCGCAGGAGATCTACAGCATCGACGAGTCCTTTATCGGCGACCTCGCCGGCGTGCCGGACCTCACGCGCCGCGCCTGGGCCATTCGTGCCCGCATCCTCACGTGGACCGGCATCCCGACCTGCGTGGGCCTGGCGCCCACAAAGACCCTGGCCAAGCTCTGCAACCACGTTGCCAAGGACAGCGAGCGCAAACCCGGCAGCTACCCCGCCGAGCTGCAGCGCGTGTGCAACTGGGCCGAGCTGAGCGCCGCGCAGCGCACCGACATCCTGGCCCGCACACCTGCGGGCGACATCTGGGGAGTCGGCCGGCGCCTGTCTGCCCAGCTGGCCGAGCGCGGCATCCTCACGGCACTGGACCTTGCCCGCATGCCCGCTCACGCAGCAAGGGACGGCTGGAGCGTGGTGCTTGAGCGCACTGTGCGCGAGCTGCAAGGGGTCAGCTGCATTCCGTTGGAACTGGCTCCGCCGCCCAAGCAACAGATTGCCTGCACGCGCAGCTTTGGCCATGCCATCACGACCTTGCCGCCACTCATCGAAGCCGTGAGCGAGTTCGCCACCCGCGCGGGCGAGAAATTGCGCTTTGGCAATCTGCGCGCCGGCGCCCTGCTCGTGTTTGCGCACACCTCCCCCTTCCGCCCTGGGCCACGCTTTTACAAGACGGCGACCGTGCGCCTGCAGCCGCCCACCTCAGACACCAAGGCCTTGGTGACTGCGGCCGTACAGGGCCTGCGCAAGATCTACGAGCCCGGCTATCAGCTCGCCAAGGCCGGCGTGATGCTGCTGGACCTGTGCCCGGCCAGCACCCTCCAGGGCGACTTGCTTATCGAGACGCCCACGCGCGATCAGAGCAAGCTGATGGAGGCGATGGACCGCGTCAATGCCCGGTACGGCAAAGGCGTTCTGCACGTGGCCAGCACCGGGCGGCCGGATCTGGACGAGTCGGGCTGGCGGATGCGGCAGGAGCGGCGCACGCCGAGGTATACGACCAAGCTCGATGAGATACCGATAGCGAGGGCATGATGAGACGCACAGACGCACGCGATGCGATCCTTGACCACTGGATTCGCTGGCAAGAGGATTTGGCCAAGTCCGATATGCACCCACACCCAGGTACAGCCATGCATCTGTTCTACGAGTATCTGCAGTCCAGGCACCCGGCCTGCCTGGACTTTGCCAGTCATTCGCCGTATCTTGAAATGAGGCAGTGGCTGGCCGAAGACTGCCAACCATAGATGGACAGGCAGCGAGACACATCATCCACCGCATCAGTGGGGCAGTGTCCTATACCCAGCACTAGCAATCACGGCGCTTCGCATCTTGCATCCATTGATTGGCTCGTGTCCCCCAGTCTTTTGGTTTCGGGGCTCTGGCAGCTGCGAGCAAGGCAGCCTTGGTGTTGGGGTGGGCCGATACGCCGCGCTTTGCCTGGGCCATTTTTGCCCGGCTCTCCGGTGTCGCAGCTTGTTCGCGGCCGCGTGCAGCAGCTGCTTCCGGCACGCCAGTGCGTTCCTGCAGTAATTTGCGGGTGCCGTCTGTGACACGACCCACACCAAGTGCCTGGCGCCACTGCCAGACCTTGGTTGCTCCAACGCCCCAGTAGTGACAAATAGCTTCCACGCTCTCTACCTCGATAGCCCGCACAAGATCGCCGCACAGGATCAGCGATGCCCTGCCATTCTTTTTTCGGCGGGGCCACGGGATCGGCGCAGAGGTCCAGCCGCCAACCTCTACGGCGCCATCAATTTCGTCATCAAGCCAGTCTCCACGGTTGCAGTCTGGAGGTGCGTATGGGCCAGCGATTAGCTCAGGCGTCGGCATTGCTTGCCGCGGCCAGGGCCGCCTCGGCTTTGCGCTGATCCAGCATCGACGCCGCCCCAGCACGAAGCATGACCAGATTGCCGGTTTGCTTGTTGCGAGCAAGGGCGCCGATTTCGTCGCCGCGCTGGACGGTGCCCAGCATCTCCCAGCCCGGCAACACCGCGTGCTGATAGAGGCGCCAGGGGCCACCTGGCGTGATGGTTAGGCGGGCGCGGTTGCTCATTCTTCGAAGTTGATGATGGTGGAGCGGTGGGATTCGTCGGCGATCTCTGCGACGGTGTAGCCTTCGCTGGCGTCATCGCAGCCCAGATCTTCCAGGGTCACATCCTCGCTGTACTCGATTTCTTCGATCACAGGCACCAGCCCCAAGTCTGCTGCTGCGCGGATGCGGTGTGCACCTTCCAGGGCTGCCCAGTGACCATGGCACTCCATCCAGACTGCCTTGATTGTGGGGGCGCCCAGGGTTGCCATTTGGGACTTGACGTCTGCCAGGTGGTCAGCGTCGTAATGTGCGTGCATCAGTGCGATGTTCATTTTTCTTCCTTGCCCCTCATTGCCGGGAGGCGCCGGTGGCAGTGATCTGCTGCCATGGGTGTTAATGTAGCTCCGTTGGAGCTATCCTGTCAACACCGTTTCGGAATTATTTTTGTCCATGCCCAGCCAGCGCGGTGCCATCGACCTCCGCGCCGATTTCGGCCATCTTGTCGGCAATCGCCTGCAGCTGCTCGGGCGGCAGCACCAGCCTGGCAGCCATGAAAAACAGAATGTGCATACCCAGGTCGCGCGGCGTGGCGCCGCCCGTGTATTTGCGCCACTGCTGGCCGCCGGAGACGCTGGCCAGCTCTGCCATCTGCTCGCCGGAATACCCCAGCTGGGCTTTGAGCCGGTTGAGGTCTTCGGGCGTCGGGGGTACGTACTTAATCATAGATATGCAAAAGGCCCCGAAGGGCCTTTGTTTGTTATGCCAGCAGGAGCTTTGCGATTGCGGCGCCGGCGCCCAGGGCGGTGGCCATAGCGATGGCCGGATACCAAGCGCGCTCGCGGATCATCTTGGCTGCCTCGGCGTTGAGCTTGACGGTCTCAGCCATCAGCTTCGAGATTTCGGCTTCGGTCTTGAGTACGTTCACTGTCTTTTCCATTTGGGTCTTCCTTTCGGGTTGTCGGGCTGCGAGAAATTCGCTACCACTGAGACGAATAATAGCACCATTGGAGCTAATGTCAAGACTTTTTCGCATGGCCGCCGCGTCAGGGGAAAACCCTAGCGCAGCTCCTCGATAAGCGCCCTGTCCGCCACCACCTGGCCGCGCAGCAACTCTACCTGGGCGTCTCGTCGCTCGACCAGGCTGCCAAGCTCTCCAACCAGGCCCGCGCCCTCCGCCGCAAGGGCTGCGAGTCGCTCGTGTCGATTTGCGAGATCTCGGCTGGCAGCGGCGTCACCTGCAGCTTGTGCGGCACGGGTGGCGGCGGCGCGGAGGTCGTGCTGCAGGCCTGCAATGCGAGCAGCATCAGCAGCGCGGCCGACCTCCAGGGCCAGGAGTTTTTGCGTGTAGTCATGGGTGTTTTCCTGCTGCGCGGCACCGTGTCCGGACACGGCATCCGCTTTCTTTTCTGTAGCGCGCTGGGATTGCTCCGCCTGCGCTTGATCCTTTTTTGATTGCGAAGTCTGCACCTTGCTGGCCGCGGCGGATGCGCGCCAGCCCTGAGCCGTCCAACCGGCCGCAAAGGCCAGCACCAGGGCCAGGGCAGCGAGGGCCGTCCTGAGGCTGGCCGGACTCATGCCAGCCCCGCTTCGCAAAGTTGCCGCTCAGCCGCACGGCGCTTAACCAACCCGGGCAGCTGCTTGCCGCTGGCATACACCCAGCGGCTCAGCTCGGCACAGGCGCCATCGATGTCGCCTGCATTGGCCTTGCGCACCAGCGTGCTGCCGCAAAAAGCAGCGTCCCCCACGTTGAAGGCAAAGCTCAGAAATGCCGCACGCTGGCCATCCGTGAGGGGCACACGCACGCATGACAAAGCATCGGCGTGCTTCGCCAGATCCTTGTAGAGCATCTCCTCGCACTGCTGCCGCGTGAAGGTTTGCCCATCGCGAAGCTCGGGCCCGATATGCCCGGTGCAGGCCGTGATGATGCCCACGGGGTCGCGGTATGTGCGCAGCACCGTGCCCTCATACTTTTGCACCAGCGGTATTGCCAGCGCCACAGCGGCGCCGCCGATGGCGGCAACAAGCCTCTCTTTCCAGCTCATCGTGCACCCCCTGCCTTTACAGCCGTCCAGAAGCCCATCAGGGCACCGCCCAGCATTGCGATATATGCCAAGGGCCTGGAGACCTTCCCCACCCAATTGAGGACTTTGAATGCCCCCTTCATTGCAGCGAAGAACTCCAGCAGATCCGCGAGCTGCTGCTTCAGCTCCTGCAGTTCCTGTGTTGCGGCCTTCAGGTCGCGCTCGATTGCAGCCATGCGCTCACTCCCCTTGTCTAACCGTTCATTGACTTGCTGCCGGGTCATTGCCGGCAGTTCGTTGCCGTAATCGTCCATTCCCATTCCTCGCATAAAAAACCTCCCTGGGGTGGTTTCGTTGTTGTGGTGCAGATCACGCTGGCTGCATCGCAGCCACGATTTCGGCCTTACGCTCGGGCGTGATCAGCCCCTTTTCAACCAAGAGCGCAAGGCCCTGCTCGGTTTCCGGGTCTTCGTACGTGAGATACGCAGCGCCCAGCAGCCGGTCGTAGAGCAGCTTGACCACGGGGTCGGTCATCGTTGCCGTGACGACAGCGAGCTGCTCGGCCGGGCTGAACAGGTCCAGCTTCTGGTTGCCGACAAAGCGCGGCCAAACTTTTCCGGCCGCGGCCTTGTCCTCAGCAGTCTGTATTTGCGTCCAGTCGATGTTCACGAGCTGACCTCCTTCATGTTTTCGGGCTCTATCGGGGCTTCATAGACCGGCAGCGGCGGTGCTTCGATGCGCCCCAGGGGCAAGGCCACAGGGCCGTCTGCGAGCACGGTGATGGGCTGCGGGAAGCGGGCCGCTTCATCTGCATCAGCAGGAATGGGCAGCAGCAGCGGGACGTGGAGCACGCCGCCCACGCGCTCCACGTCGCCGGCGATCCATTCGCAATCAATCGCCGAACGCGGCAGCGTGGCGCCATCGGGCAGCCGGGCCAGGTTGTAGGCCGTGCCGTTGATGGTGAGCACGTCGCCGGCGACGGATACCTGCAGCGTGTCGTCGCGGCGCTGTGGCGACAGTTCCAATTTCATGCGTGTCATTTCCACCTCCCAATTGCCAAGAGCTGCATATCGCCCTTTGTTTCATCGCCGGAAACAAAATTTCCAGTATTCAGGCAGCTCACGGCTGCACTGCTGCTCGCAACGGAATACGCCTGCACTTCAAACAGTTTGCTTGTACCCAAAACCGCACTATTTTTCTGAAGCACGTTTCCAGTGACAAACGGCGTATCGATAAATGCAGAGGGGTAAGTCCAATTCACGCCAAGGTTTGATGCATTGAAAAAATTCAATGCCGCGCTGTGCCGGCAAATAAGCAAACCGCCGACAAACTTTGTATAAGTGCCGTTGGCATTGGAGCCATATTCGACTACGCCGCCCTGCGTCACGGAGTCCACGGGGGCCACGACAGATCGGCCGTCATACACGGGCACCCACGGAGCCCAGTTCCCGGCGTAACGATAGCGGTGCCACTTGCGCCCGGACGCATCGAATGCCGTTTGGAATGTGTACTGGCCCGGGGAGATGTCCTCGACGCGAATCCAGCCGTAGTAGCCGCCCACGCCCGCTGCATATCCGGGGCCGCTTTTGGAACCGTTGCTGTAGTACAGACCCGTGCGCAGATTCGCGGTATTGAGGTCCACATCGCCCAGGAGGGGCACTGCATTGCCACCCAGCCCGAATGCACCAACGGTCATAACTCGACCGGCAGTATCGTCTGATACAGCAGTTTGCACATCACGGCGCGCGGCCGTGCCCATCGAGAATGATTTCCATGTGCCGACTGCAATATCTTCATATACACCGGACAGGAAGTATGGAACTCCATCTTGATGACCCACGGACATGAATGCCCAGGTGTCTGAAGTTTTAGAAAAGAACCCTGCAGCATATGTCTGCGCCACGCCGGCAGTATTGCTTCGGTAATATCCGGACCCGAAATTCCACATCTTCGAAATGAAATCTGACCAGTTGGCAGAGTCAATCAATTGGGAAATCGGAGTTGTCTCCTTCCATGCGGTCCATGCATTGCTGGAAAAGGCCGAGCTGACAAAGCGCCGGCCGCCGGACTCGAAAGAGCGCGTAATACCCCATCCAGCGGTGTAATCCGTCCACTGCGCATCACAGCGAAAAATGCCAAAGTTCAGTGCCCCCAGACCGATCTCGCTGCCCGCGGCCAAACCGATGATCGTCCCCTTGCCGACGAACGCACTCGGCGGCGAGGAGGCTGGCAGCACAGTGCCGTTGCGCATGTCGTTGGAGGCCCCGAAGCCGTTGAAGCCCCCCGTATGGTTGGCGCGATCGAACGCTTTGGGCAACTCGGTCTCATAGCTGGACAGCAGCAGATTCACCCTCTGCGTCAGCACCTTCGTCATGCTGGCGTTGGGGATGATCTGGTACGCCGCACCGGCGGCGGTGGCACCCAGATAGTTGCCAGTCAAGGTCAGCTGTTTGTTGTTGATGACCTCGGCAATCTCATAGACCCGCCCGTCGGGCGCATCCAGGCCTTCGCCGGCCAGCACAAGACCAAGCCAGGACGTACCGACGCCAGTGACGATGTTGCTGCCGGCCGTAACATTGATAGCTCCCGTTCTGTACCACATGGCTATCCCCTCTCTCAGAGGCCCGCAATGTCAATCAGGGTGATCTGCGTCACCCCGTCGTTGAGGATGTATGTGTCATCGAGGATCGGGCCGGATCTTGTGCGGACATAGCCCACACGCATGTTGTCGCCCTCGAACTGCACGCCCTCCACATAGAGTGGCAGCGGCACGGGTACGCCGGAATATTGATAGCGGGCCTTGGGCGATGCAATGCACGCCGCAACGTTCGCTGGCACAGCCTGGACGACATCGGGGGCGGGGGTCGATGTCTCGGGATCGGCCGGTGTTGTCACAATGCCCTTGACACGCATCTCCGCAGCGTTGCTGTTGTAGGCCAGCCGGCCTGTGGCGTCATAAACGCTGATGCCGGGGCCCACATCCAGGGCCGCAGTTCCGGCATCGAACACAAACCAGTCCACGTTCGCCGCAACCTCGCTGCGCAGCGTCCATTGGGTCGTTCCACCTCGGGCAAAGGACATGCTTTCTACGACCACCTTGCCGCCCACGGGGCGGATGCAAAGCACAGGGGCTATGGAGTTGCCGCTGCTGACAGTGATACCGCCGCTGCCGACGGCCGAGCGGCCACGATTGACCAACAGGTAGTTGGAGTAACCCTGATCTATTTGCAGGACACCCAAGTCATTAATCACCGAAAAACCCGCTGGCATAAAGCCCTCCTTGTATTGATTGACGGAAGCCGGCGGTTTATCGGCGGGCAGTGTTTCACCTTCCCCGCCGCCGCATGCGACCGCGCTAATAGACGCCAATAACCAGATAGCCATCAGTCGGATACTGGGTCTGGTATTTCGACCAGTTGAGCGTTGCTCCAGAGAAACTGAACCGGACACTTTGAACCCCCTGTGTAGGAATAAAAATTGCAAAAGGCGTACCGCTCAGCAATTGCTCGTTTGTGTACGAGCCGCTGGCCGAGCCACCCACGTAAATCGTTTCGATGACACGAGAAAGCCGCATGGAGCTATCGACCTTGATAGCCCCGTTGGGATGAAAGACCTGAAAACCGCTGGGCATTACCAAATCCCCATCCGCACGCGCAGTACGTTGTTGGAATCAAAGACCTGAATCAGGGAATTCGTGATTACCATCCGCGCGCCGGAAGACGCGCTCTGGATGGACAAAGTCCCGCCGAACGTGGCATTGCCGCCCGCTATCGTCAGCCCCGGCGCATACAGTTCGCCCGCCTGTGTGAGCTGCAGGTACTTGCCGGTGTTGTAGTTGCCCAGCAGCAGGCCGTTGGGCCCCAGGTGAAAGCCCGTGCCGCTGCCCGCCGGCCAGCCGTAGCCCGTATAGGCTCCAGCGTTGAGGCCGTTGGCGTTGATCGTGATGCCGCCGATGGTGCCGGCGGTGCTGTAGATCGTGCCGCGCACGATGACGCCCGAGAATTCAGCCACGCCATCCGGGCGCAACGTCCAACCACTGGAGCCCGCCACGTAGTTGGCCGACTTCAGGCTGCCGCCGATGACGCCGTTGCCTGCCGTGAGCTGGCTCGCACTGATGGCAGTGGCCTGAATGGTGTCGGCCACCAGGGTGCCGAAGCGGCCCCACAGCACGGTGACGTTGTTGATGTAGGCGGCATCCATATAGACACCCGCCGGCACGACCACGCCGTTGATCGTGGTCGGCACGGCCTGCACGTAGAACGGCATCACATCGCTCACGCCGGCGCCCTCGGGTGCTGCGACGTAGAACTTGTTGGCCAGAATGCCGAAGTCGAGCGTCGGCCCGGCATCGCCGTTGCTGGTGCCGGACAGCGCGAAGCCGCCAGCCACCGTCTTTCCGCCCGATGAGAGCTGCATGCGCACCGTATAGAGCGCGCCGAGATGGCCGGTCTGATCCGCACGCACGCTCATCTCCTGCTGCAGCAGCGCACTGGTGGTGCCCCACTGTGCTTGCAGGTCAAGTACGCGCTGGGCCTGGGCCGTCACATCATTGGCCAGCACCGAGGCCTCTTCGCGGATCTGTGCCCGCGATCTGGCCGACTGCACCATGTTGTCCAGCAGAGCTTGGGTGTACGCCTCGTCGTCCTTGGACAAGCGCAGCGCCTCATTGATGGGCTGCAGCACATCCTGAGCCAGCTGACCTTGGGTGATCTGCCCCTTGATGGCAGTCAGCAGCCCCGAGACATCGGCACCCGTGGTGGCCATCACCGGGCCCGCAGCGGCGCTGAGCACACCGTCCACGCTCTCGTGCCGCGCCCAGATGAACCAGCTGGTAGCCGGCTCGCTGGAGAACGACACGGGGCCGGCAAAAGCCTCGGCCACCTGCCGCGCATCGGCCAGGGCCGGCGTGGCGGGCGGCACGACCTTGGCGGCATAGATGCGCGTGCGGCCGTGGCCGTGCCCCTGGGTGTAGACCGGGGCGTCGTAGCTCACCATCACCGTGGCCAATGCGGCCATTGCGGCCAGGCCCGTGGGCGCCGGCGGCGGCGTCAGATCGGGCTGCTCGAGGTTGTCGAAGACCTTGTCCAGCACGGCCACATAGCGGACGATGCCGTTGGCCAGCTGGCCGGCCGTGTCGATGGCGCGCAGGCCGAAGGTCCACTGCCCGGCATCCGGCTTCGTGGTTTCAAACTGGGCCGCATACACGTCATCGGCCTGGCCCAGGGGCTGCATGCCGTCCCACATGGCCACGTTGAGCGGCACATCGCCGGGCACGTAGCGGATCTGCACACCAGCCAGCGCCGTGGGCTTGTCGCCAGACCACATCCACGCAAAGCGGCGCAGGCCGCCCTCCACCTGCTGCACCACGAATGTGCCCGGGTTACGCGGGGGCAGCTGCGTCATCGTGGTGATGTACAGCAGCTGGGTCGCCTGGCCGGCCTGGCCGCCGGCGTTGAACGGCCGCACCTCGATCAGCCATTCACCTGCCCCGTCGATCCGAAACGTGCTGCGGCTGCCCACGGCGTTGCCGTCGACCAAGCGCAGCTCGGACCCATCACGACCTGCCCAGACCTGGGCGTGGTCGTAGTCGCCCTCCACGTCCCACAGGCACGACAGCTCATACCATTCCGTGTCGCCCTGCAGGTTGATCTTCTCGGACACACGCAGGTTCTTGGCCATGGGCCGGCCCAGCTGCGGAATGCTGCTCTGGTTGGGCGCGGGCACATAGTTGCCGTTGAGCACGTAGTCCCAAAATTCCGGGCCCTCGGGCACGGCCGTCACGCGGGCACCCTTGAGGTCCGACTCGGGATCGATACCTGTCACGCGCACGCGATAGCCTGGCGTGCTCTTGAAGTCATAGCACCAAAGCGTGTCATGCGCCGGGTTGTCGATTCCTTCCCCGGGAAACTCGAGATCCGCCGGCCAGGCGCCCACCAGGGTGAGCACGTCGGACTCGGCCGCCAGCGGCTGCACGGGCCACACACGGTAGTCGCGCCCGCCCGGCACGCGCAGGCCGATATAGGGCGTGGCCAGCGGCGGCACGGGCTCGTCCAGCGTCAGCCGCACCTGGCCGCCCACGCGCTCAGCGGCGATCAGCCGACCACCGAAGCCCCACTGCGTCAGATCGTGGCTGACGGACAGCACGGACAGGCGGCGATAGTCGAGGTGCTCGATATCGGCCGTGTAATGGATGGTCTTGTACTGGTACAGGCTCTGCGCCAGGTGGTAGCGCGCCATCACGGCGGCATGCGCCTCGCTCGTGATGCCCTCGCCGGTGATGCGCGCGGGGTTGAGCATGGTCGTGACGCCCGGGGCCTCCACGCGCAGCGTGGTCATCTCCCACGTGTCACGGCTGAGCCACTGGTACTCGATGCCATCGGCCGCATTGCTGAGCGCGTAGTCGACGGCAAAGCCACCCTTGAGCATGTTGGCCATGTTGACCACGGCGCTATTGGGCTGGCCGTTGGTCACAAACGAGGCCGTGGGCCGGCTGCCGTCGGTCCAGGTGAATTGACCCATGCCGGCCAGGGCCACCTCATCGCAGAATGCGCCCAGCGACATATTGCTGGTGATCCACTTGTCGTAGGTGTAGCCGTGCGCCGTGCAGTGGAGCATGAAGGCCTTGAGGCCCTCGATGTCGATCTGCTCGTCGCTCAGCCCGAAGCCAAACTGCAGGATGCGGCGCCCCTGCTTGTCCTGCACCCAAATGCCGCGCAGCGTCTGCAGCAAGATGGCGCCGGGGTTGGACAGGCCATTGGCCCGCGTGGTGGCCGTGGCCCACTCGGTGCCGGTCCAGATGGGCATAGGCTTGGCGCGATAGGTGGCGCGCACGGTGTCCAGGGCGCCGTTGAGCTGGCCGGAGGCACGGATCTTGATGCCGATGCGACCCCACTGGCTGTAGTCGGCGGTGTCGGCCTGCACGCTCTTGAGCGATACCCAAGCGAATTTGCAGGCATCGGCCGAGCCGCCGTCATTCCAGCGGGGCACGCCCAGCTTGGCGCGCACCTCATACTGGCCCGGGGCCACGTCGAAGGAGAACGTGCGGCGCAGCGCATCGCTGCTGGCGTTGACCAGCGTGGTGGCCAGCAGCGGCAGCCACGCCGACGAACCCACGAGGCGATGCTCGATGGTCAGGTCCACGCTGTTGGGGCCTATGTTGCCTTTGCCGTCCACGTCGTACAGCTGGCCCTCGATGTCCAGCTGCAGCGCGCCGGCGCCCGCCGAGCCCGTGCGCGTGATCCAGTCGCCGCCGTTGACGAATTCGCCGCCGGGGATGGAATCCACATTGCTGTACAGCGGAACATCCTGGCTGGGCATGCCCTGGAAGCCGTTGAAATACAGCGCCACATCGCTGTAGCTGCCGATGGGCGTGTCGCCGATAGCCAGGTCGAACGCCTCATGCACGTTGATGCCGCCCAGCAGGATGGTGCTCAGGTACTGGTACTCGCCCTCGTACCAGCCGTAGGGCTTGCTGGCCAGGTCGGGCGTGACGCGCATCTCTCCCCACAGCACGGGGAAAGACTCATAGGGCCGCGGCGCGTTGCGCTGATCGCTCAGGCTCCAGATCTGCTTTTGCGCCAGGGCCTGCGGCGCCGTGACTTTGGGCCCCAGCACCTTGTTGATGAGCATGGAGCCGGCGACAAACACGCCGGTCTGGATCGCGGAAATCCAAGTGCCTGCGGCAGCGGACACATACGTGCCGCCGGCGGCGCCGTACAGCGACGACGCGATGCCCCCGGAAAAGTACGTGAGCGCGGCAATGGCCACCAGCTGCAGGGCCGAGCGCCGCGGCAGGGCCCGGCAGGCGATCATCTGGCCGTGCTTGGGATAGGTGCGCGCCCACATGGCCTGCGGCACTACGGCGCCGCCGATCATCACGGTCCAGCCGCCGGACTCGATGCCGGGCACATGGCGCGCCAGGAAGGCGGCCAGGGTCTCGCCAGGGCGCAGATCGGCCGGCACATTGCGCTGGCCTTCCAGCGTCAGCGCGTTGGGCGTGACGACCAGGCGCCCCGCGGCGTCATAGATGGCGTCGATTTCTGCGCGTGTCACTTCCATTGGTAATAGCCCTCGATTGCCAGTCCCAGCCCCGGAAGGTCCTGCACCCGGTGCAGCACCGAGCCGCCCAGCTTGTGGGAGGTGTGCAGCACGTGAGGCGCGTAATTGGTAAACACAAAGGTGCCGATATGCCCGGCCACGGTGGCGCCGGTTTCGCGCATCAGCACGGCATCGCCGTCCTGCGGCAGCTCGGTGCGCGTGCCCAGCTCGGTGCAGTACGCGGCAATGGCCGCGGCCTGGGCATCTGCCTGCAGAGGCCGGGCGCGCTTGCCGGCCAGCACCACGTCGCGCCCGAACAGCTCGCGCTGCACGAGCAGGGCCAGGTCGGCGCAGTCCATGTGCCGCGGGCAGTAGGGGATGCCGACGAAACGATCAAGCTGCGTTGCGTCCAGCATCAGAAAATCCCCGGTAGCGTGTGCGGATTGGCGATCTGCAGGCAGGCCGCGCGGCGCATGAGCTCGTCCACGCTGCACGTGGCCTGGGCACTGGCGCCGCTGATGCTCACGCTGGTCATCGGCAGCCAGTACACGTGCTCGTGCACATCCGGCGTATCTCGGGCCACGACGATCAGCTTGGCCATGGTCGTGGTGCCCGGCTGCCGGCGCTCCAGCTCGTCGCTCACGCCGCGGCCCACGTTGTCCATCGTCAAGCGCATGCGCGGCGCCTGGCCCGTTGTGTCGTCGGGCAAGGTGAAGCCGAAGGGCAGCCCGATATAGCTGATGCCCTGGCTTACGAAGTCCTGCACGTCGTTGCAGATGCGCATGGGCTCGGAAAAGCTGGGGTTGGCAACCTCCAGCAGCTCGATATGGCCGACGTCGTTGGTAACGCGCTGGTTGCGCGTGCGGAAGTCGGTCATCGCAGGTACTCCAGCACGGCGCTGCGCTTGCTCATGCCAAAGCCCCCGGACATCGGCTGAATCTGACCCAGCGCGCCATCCTTGAAGCGCACGGAGCGCAGCATATTGGTGCGCGGGTCCAGCCAGTCGAAGAAGCCGATACGCTTGATCTCGCCAAAGTACCAGTCTTCAAAATTGTTGGCATCGGATGCCGACTCGAAGACGAGATTGACAGAGATCGTCTTGGCAACACGCGACTGGCCTATGCGCAATTTGCTCAGACCGCGCTCCATCTCGCTCTTGGTGACTCCCGACTCCTGATCTTCGGCATAGCCGTCCAGCAGCACGAGCACATACGAAGGCAGCGATGCCATGCTCTCACCCCCCCCATCCAAAACGCTGCTTTGCACCCTGGTAGGCCGCACCCGAGCCCGAGGTAAAGCTCTCGCCAACCACCTCGAGGATGAAGCGCTTGAGTACAGACCCATCAGGCATGGTGCTGGCCTCCTCCCGCTGGCGAATTTGAGCGCCGGCGTAGTTGTGGACCTCAAACTGCACATTCACCTGGCCACCAGTTCCACCCCCGGTCGCTCGCACGCCGAGGTTTCCATCCGGCCCGCGAGTCAAGGGCATGATTGCCTCCGGCCCCGCCTCGCCACCCACACCGAGATTCGGAATGCCGCCCTTGGCAAAGGCGAAGAAAGTGGGCTGGTCGATAACCTGATTGCGGTACTGACTCAAACCCTGGCTGGCGTAAACCCCTCCCTTGGCATTCAATGCCATGGACCCGAAACCAATGCCGGTATTTGCAATGCCGCCCACTCCTGCCGAGCCGGCGTTCGTTTTCCCAAATAGCCCCATCAGGCTGCCAAAAACACCCGAAAGCGCCGCCCGGGCCTGCACCCTGACAATGTCGGCAATGATGGAATTGGCCAGGCTCTTGAAGTCCGCCTTGCCTGTCATGGCAAAGGAGACCAAGGCATCCTCCATGCCGGAAAATGCTCGTGTAAAAGCATCAGCCGTCTGCGCTGCCACGTTGCGCGAGGAGTCCAGAAAGTTCTCGGTGGCACGCATGGCGCCGTTGATCCAGTTGGCCTGGGCCTCGCCAATGCGGTTGTAGGTGTCGCCGTAGATGCGCACCTCTTCTTCCTGCTGCTTGCGCAGGTAGGCCATCTTGGCCTGGTAATACTGCTCGTTCTCCGGGGTCCAGACGGCGGCCATGCCTTTCTGGTCGTCAAGCTGGCGCATCTGCGCGGCGTAGTTCTCACGCACGCTCAGCAGGCCCTGCTCGTAGCCGCGGCGGCGATCGCCCATGCCCTCGGCCGCCACTTCCAGATCAGCCCGGCGCTGCAGCTGGGTCACATAGGCTTCGTAGGCCGTACCCAACTGGCGAATCGATTCCGCATGCAGCCGCGCCGCCTGCGCCGCCTGCTGGTCCACGGATGCAAGCTCGTTCTGAGTCTGGATCTGGCGCACCGCCAGCTTGCCGCGCAGGTCAACGATCTGCTTTTGCACGTTGAGCGCATCCGCACCCTTGGTCTTTTCCTCTTCCAGGCGGTCTATCTGCTGGCGTGTACCTGACTCGTCGATGCTTGCATTCTTCTCGATCAGCGCCCGTTTTTGCCTGTAGTAATCCTCCAGCGAGATGAGCCCGGCGCTGCGCGATAGCTCAAGCTGCTGTTGCTGCTGGCTGACCATGGCCTGCTCCTGGCGCATGGCGTTCTGCAGTTCGCTGAGGTCCAGGCGGCGGTCCGCACGCTGCACGGCGCCCGCACCGGCCCCCTTGTCCTCGTATTTTTTGCGCAGTGCGGCTTCCCCGGCCTTGATAGCGGCCGGCTGCAATAGTTTTTCAAGGGCCTGGCGCTCTTTGGGATCGGTCGTAATGGCCAGGCTGGCGCGCAGCTTGTCGATGTTCTGGCGGTACTTCTCGATGGCATCCGAGGCCTGCTCGGCCTTGGTTTTGCCCATGTCGTTGACCTGCTGCACGGCACTGAGTGCTGCGATACCTGCATTCTGGATGGCTTGATTGGCAGCAGCCTGGGTCGCATTGCCATTCTTGGTGGCCAGCGCCTTTTCCAGATTAGATATCTGAGCCTCCAGCTTGGCATTGCCAGCCTGCCATGCTGCATCATTGCCCACCGTAGGCGCCTGCGCTTTACGAGCCGCCAGCTGATTGCGCAGGCGTGCCAGCACATCATCTTCCGTCTCCGGGCGGCCAACATTGAGCATGGCATTCCAGGCACTGGATGCCGCACTCTTGATACCCTCCCAGGCGCGCTGGATATACCCCAGGTTCTGCGTGAGGTCGCGCGTGCGGCCGGCCATGGAGTCGGCCCAGGCCTGCTGCGCCCTGGCGGCGGCTTCTGCGCTGCGGCCCTCTTCATCAGCAGCCTTGACCTGGGCCAACGTGGCGGCCGTGAGGTAGCCATATTGCTCATTGAGGCGGATGGACGCCTGCACAGGATCTTTGCCCAACGCCGCCATGTTTTCCACGGTCTTGGCGATGGGTATGCCCGCGCGCTTTTCCAGATCCATGGCTACAGCAGCGAATTTCTCCAGCTGCTGCTCCCCAACCTTGCCCGTTTCCACCAACTTGGCCAGCACATCCGCCGAACTGCTTTGGCTGTACCCTTGGCCCGCCAAGGCCTTGGCCATCTCAGCCAGCTTGCCAGCCGTAACCCCCGCCTGATTGCCACTCATGACAATCGCTTTATTGAAGTTATCCTGCTCCTGGCTGCCCTGGTAATAGGCAACCCCAAGGGCCACCACCGAGCCCGCAAGCAGAGTCAGCGGATTGATGAGACCCAGGACATAGCCCGACAAGGCACGCGCCGCCGGCACAATGCCGCCAAACATATCCTTGAGCTGGCCACCTTGCTGCAGCAGCACAGTGAGAGGCTGCTGGCCGGACTGGAGAGACACGACAATGTCCGTGAACTGCGCAGGCACACCGCGCAAAGCGGCAGCCGTCTGGGCCGCTGACACCTGCATGCTGCCCAAATGCTGCGTGGCAGCCCTAGCGCCTGCCTGGCTGGCCGGCCCCAGGGCATTGAGCCCGCTGCCCACCGCCTTCAGATCTGTCTGCGCCTTGCCTGCGCCAAACAGGTCCAGATAGATGCCAATGCGTTGCTGGCCGTCGCTCATGCCACCTCACCCCGCTTGCTTGCTGCGCAGCTTTTCGCGCTCGCGTTCGCGGGCACGTTCTTGCTCATCCTCCTGCCAGTGCTCTGCATAGACAGTGAGAGCTTCCAGCTCGCACTCCTGCAGCAGCTGGAATAGCGATTCGCGCTCGTCCACCACAACACCCGCCAGCTCCATGTAGGCCAGCACGTCTGAGACGCGCAGCCCTGTACGCCACCCGCCGTCAGATGCCCACATGGTTTGCACATTGAGCCAATGCCGCCATGGCTGCACATTGCAGCTCCACAGGGCAAAGCGCTGCGGCACGGCTCGCTCAGGCGCGGCTTGCGCGCTTGGCGGCACCAGCCGCGCGAGCTTTGCCAGCGGATGGCTGGCATCGTCTTGCGCTGCTGCAGGCTGCTTGCTTCTGGCATGGGCTTTGGCTTCACGGCGTTGCTGCTCAAGGCTCAGGCGGACGAGCGCTCGGAGTTTTTTGCCTGCACCCCTGCATGCATGCAGTACGCGACCCAGATCATGTTTGTCATGCCGGGAATGCGCAGGAACCGCTTGAGCGATTCGCCGCTGAACGGGACCTGATCGCCTTCACGATTGAGGACGCCATTCCAGCCACGCGCTTCTCGCACCACCAGGGAAAACGTGTCGATCTGGAGATTTTTCAACTCCCGATCGAACTCCTCTTGCGGCATGCGATGCATGTCGACATCGAAGCTGAAATCGACACGCTGGCCATCCTTGTTGATGAGCTGCCCTTCCACGGGCACGCGCACCACATCATCAATCTCAATCTGCACGCTCATGGTCGACTCCTCAGGACTCGAGGGCAGTGGGCATGCCCTGGCATTCGATATCCACGGGTGTTTGCACCACGCCCTGGGCCTGGCCAGTCGGCACACCTGTGGCCGCAGGCGCCCCAACCGCAAGAATCTTGGGACCCGTGCCGAAGCTGAACTGGATCACTCGCGTGGTCTTGCTGCGGTGCGCCTTGACGCATTCCTTGAAACCCGGATCACCCATGTCAAACAGGTTGGTGAAGCCGAACGTGACAGGGTTTTGCACGGTGGAGCGGCGGCGGCGCAGCATGCCGTGGACCGTGGTGATATCCGCCTTTTCAAAGTCGCCACCCGAAGCATTGACTTCCTGGACCGAGCGGAAATCCGCACCCAGCGTCACCACCACGGCAGAGCCGCCAGTGAAGTTGCCATAGTCGGATGTGTCCTCGCCTTCGAGGATGAACGACTTGGCCGCGCCGTCGAAATTCTTCACCCGGAAAGCCCGGTCATTGAGAGCCACCATGCCGTTCACATCGGTCAGGCGAACGATGGCTCCATCCTTGAGGTCGGCTGGCGCCTGCCCCTCGAAAACCACCAGCGCCTCGACAGCCTTGGAAATGCTCTTGATGGCAAAGATTTCAGATACAGCGGTTTGCACGCTGATACCCACATTGGTCCAGAAAATCGGTTCAGCCATGGCTGGTCCTTTCAGGTTTTGACGCGCACACCGCCGCCAAAGGGGCCGGCATGACGCAGTTGGTAGGAAATCGAGATGCAGACAGAGGACTCGCCGTCGTAGTCGTCATCCCACTCGATCTGTGCCAGCTCCATGCCGGCTACGGGAGTTCCTCGGGTGAATTCAGGCTTCAGCGCTTCAATGACGGAGCCCATGAGGGCATCGGCCTGCGCATCGACATCGGAGCAGGAACGCACCAAGCAATCCACCTGCAGATGCGAACCCCACAGGGACGGAACCCCTTGACCGGCGCCCGTACTCGCCCGTGCCAGTGGTACGCGAATCACCACGCACTTCTTGACGGACTGCGGCAACCCCCTTGCTCGACGCATGAAGACCTGCACTCCCGGATCGATGCGCGAAGACAGCAGCGCGGACAGATCAGCCGCAGCGCGCCAGAAAATGGTTGTTTCTGCCGCCATTGCTATGCCTCGACCACATCGAACTTGGCCCAGCCACTGGAGTCGGGAAGGACCGGAGATGCAATGCAGTACGCAATTCCATTGATCGACAGACCCTCCACCCCTTCTTCAATGCCATGGCATAGCAGAACCGAAAGCGACACAGTGCAACGCTCAGCAGAGATTGGCGCTCCAGGCATCCATTCCTTGCCGTCCACCCTGGTGAAGATCACCCCAAACGGCTCACCCCCCTGCCAGGTGGCGACGGCATTGGACAGATGGCGCGTGACGGCGCCACGCACTCGCGCGGAACGCTCAGCGCCGGGATTCATCACGCCATCCATGGCTTAAGCCGCAACCGAACCCAGCACACCGGGCAAGAGCACCATGGCGGAAGTCGCCCCAGCAGCAGCAGCCTCCCAGGCCACGGCCGCGCCGCTGACATCGCCAGCCGCCGGAGCACCGGAACTGGCAAACGCGCCAGCAGAAACGTCCCAGTAGACGGGCTGCCCCTGGACGAAAGCTGCCCCGCCTGCTTTGGGCAGCTCGAACACGCCGCAGCGCGTGGCGTTGAAGGGCTCGCCAGCGGCTGCCGGACCGTTGGCAACGGCCAGAATGGCGCCGATGACCACGACCTGGCCGGCAGCCACAGCGGCAGCGGCTGCAGGAACCTCGATGACGGCGCCGGGCTGAACGAAATTGCGCATAGATTTCTCCTAGTTGCTCGGAATGTGGAGGGCTTACTTGCCGGCGGCCTTGACGAGGCCGCGGTGCTCCACGGCTTTGGCGGCGAAGTCCAGCGAGGCGCGCAGCTTCACGCCATCCACGTCCTCGCTGGCAAAGGTTTCGGTGCGCAGGCCTTCGTAGCCATCGACCCAGGCATACTCGACGGTGTCGATCTGCTGGTAACGGCCGGAAAGGAACCAGTTGGTTGCAGCGCCATCGGCAGAATCCAGCAGCGGCTCGACGATGGGCTCCAGCGCCGTGCGGCCGCCCGAGCGGAACTCGTTCACATCACCCGGCTTGGCGGGGGTGTAGTTCGAGCTGGTGAGCTGATAGGCCAGGGTTTCGAGGTCCGTCGGCACCAGCAGGAATGCCGGCACGATGTTGAGGCTCTCGTCTTCCCTGCCTTTTTGTTTGCGCATGAGTGCACGCGCAGCACTGAGCGCTTCGAGCGACAGGGCGGAAGATGCGCCGCTCAGCAGGTTGCCATGGTCCGCATGGAACAACGACTTGTTATCGGACATGCGAGGATTGCCGGTGATCTGCTCATACACCAGCCGGTTCTCGAGGCGCCTTGCTGCCTCGGCGAACTTGGTTCCAACACGCGTCAGCGAATCCAGATCGTCATTGACGATCATCTGGCGGGTGATGGCCAGCGAACGACCGAAGCTGAAGGCGCGGTAGCCGCTCGCGTCTTCAGACAGGCTGCCATAGGTGTATTCGCCATGCTCATTGAGCTTCTTCAGCTCGACATCGGCTCCCACACCGATGGCCTGGCGGATGCGGAAGTCCGGCAGGTTGGACGCACGCCGCGCCCAGAGGGCATAGGTGGAGGGCGCCTGCTCATAGGCGGCGCGCAGGGTGCGCTGACCCACACCGCCAAGCAGCGCGGGAAAATCGCCCGTCCCCATGTAACCAGAACGGACACGCAGAGCCGCATCTACGATCTGGGCACGGCTCAGGCCGCTGGTTGCAACACCCAGACCCTGCGCGACTTCACGGGCCATTTCCACGAGTGTCATGGCACGGTACTGGCGGCCGTTGTCATCCAGCGCGACACCCGGATTGATGCGATTGACCAGAGCATTTTCGATGCCGCGAATGCGCGTATCGTGCTCATCCGTCACGGTGCGAATGCTGGTCGTGGGGCCCGATGCGCTGCCAGCAGAGCGCCGGTCCAGCGCATCCAGCACTGCGGCGCGCGCCTCATCCATGGTGGCCTGGCGCACCAGCAGATCGGACTGCAGATCGCCCAGGCCATGACGCTGGCACAGAGCCACGATGTCCGCAGCCCGCTGCCCGTCAAAGGACACCTGCGGCGTGTCGACTGCAGGCGCTTGGCGGGTGGTCGGCGCCTCGGTTTGTGCAGTGGTGGTTGTCGAGGCGTTGTTGCCGCCTTCACCGGCATTGTTGGCTTGGGGCATGCGTTGTTGCTCCTGGGTAGTAGGTTGGGCGGCTGCCCGTTGGATAAATTCGCAAGGCATGCCGCCCTCGGGGGCGCCACGCTGCGAGGCTTGAGAACCGGGATGGCTGCGCGTACCAGCACCGGCATCGGCTGGCACTGTCACGAATGAGATTTCCTGGGGGGTCCAGCGCGCTGCGCGGTAGAGATCGACGTTGACGCCGTCGGTGCGGTCCTGCGCACGAGTGATCTCGTAACGCTCGACGCTGTAGCCAAAGCTGATGGCACGGATCACGCCCGCACGGATATCGGCCACCACACCCGCCAGCTCGGGGCGCTGACTCAGCCGGATGACGGCTCGGCCTTCGCCGTTCTCGATCCAGCCGCGCTCGGCAATGCCCAGGATGGCCGAGACGCCGCCATAGGTGCGATGACCATCCAGCACCTGTACGGTGCCCGCATCGAAACGGGTCATGTCCACCGCCTCGGGCGTCACATCAAGGGCCTCGTCATAGGGGCGGTCGTTCCACCAGTCATAGCGACGGACCGTGGCGCCTTGAGTCCAGACAATCTCGACCGTGTTGTCCGCTTCGCTGAATGTGCTGGGCACCAGCGTTGCGGCGCGGGTTTGCACCGGCAGATCGTGGACCTGGGATGCTGTGGATTGAGCGTTGGCTTGTGGCATGGCGCTCAGTTTTCCGGGAATGCTGTCTCAATTCCCGGAAAACTGAGACGATCTTTACGAGGGCTCTTTGCCTCCCAGCTGAGCCGCCAGCTCGAGCGCATCCTTGGCACCCCACAGGGACGCAAGCAGAGGCAGCATGCCGCTCTTGTTCAGGCGCTGCAGGTCGCTCTCCAGCTCCGTATAGACCAGCTCGGGGTCGTAGCCACGGCGGCGGATGGTCTCGCTGATGCTCTGCAGACCGCCTTTGATCGCGTTCAGGTCGCTGACCACATCTTGCACGGGATTGGGACTGGCCCATTTCGGCGTGCTCCAGTCGGGCATTTCCACATTCGCCGGCACCGGCGCCACCAGCTCGCAGGCGGAGAGCCACCAAGCCGCAATGGGCTGGCACATCCTTGGGACAACGACAGTCCACTGATCCGACTCGACCTCGGCCCGGAACTGATTCATGCGCACCCGAGAGCTGCTGAAATTGACTTCGGTCATGTCCCCCGTCATCAGCTCGTAAGGGCAGCCATACCCGGCAGCAACCTCTTTCCAGCCGAGCTTCATGTAGCCCTCGAACCCTGGCACGGGCTTGGGCTCTATGAAGGTCGGGTTCGTCATGCCCGGCGGCAGCCCCACGATGGCGCCACCCGCCAGGTCGCCGAGATCCATCAGGCCCGGCTGGGCATCACCAAGTTCATCGGGCAGCTTGGGCACCTGCGCTGTGCCGTCCATCTCGGCCAGGACACCCATGCGCGATTCCAGCTGCTTGCGCTGCAGCTCGGAATCGGAATATGTGTGCAAGTCTCGCACCTTGGCAATGATCGGAGCCAGCCGGGTGATTCCGTCCTGCTGGCCCGGCCGCTCAGGGTTGAAGTAATGGATGACCTCGTCCGCCGGCACGCGGTTGCTGCTGCCGCTGCGGCCCACGGTCCAGTTGCCGGTGTCACCCGGATGGCGGTCGAACAGGTAGTAAGCCACACGCCGGCCACGGCGATCGAACTCGATGCCGCTGATGATCTCATTGCCACCGGAGAGCACGCCGGAGCGGGCGACGTCCAGATAGTCGATCTCCAGCACCTGCAGGCGCAACGGGACCACTGCACCCATCTTCTGGATGTGCTTTCGGATCAGGACAGCACCATCGATGTCCCGGGTGCGCTCTATCTTGGCCTCGAGGCCATAGAAGTCCAGCAGGCCGTCATAGTCGGCATGGGGCACCCAATCCTTCCAGCGCTTGGCCAGCCCCTGGTCCCCCCACACAGGCACGATACCCTGCCCAACCCGGCAGGCCAGGACAGCCGCTACTGCGCGCGTGATGTTGGGGACGTTCTGCACCAGGGAGCGAGCACGCACCCGCAGCTCGCGCGCATCTGCCTGATGGTCGGCACCCGCGCTGGCTCCAGCCCGCTTGACACGCCAACCGTCCGCACGACTTGCCCCCTCATACGCCCGCCCCAGCAGCTCACGGGCGACTTGACGACGCAGGCCGCGCATAGGGTCGAAATAGCCGACGAGACGATCAAACGCATTCGGCGCCATCCTGCGCTGGGTTTGCTTTTCCTCCATGCTTAACCTCCGCGCAGCGTGGTGTTGCGAAAGCGAGCCACGACGGCCACGGGCCGACGCGGAGAAATGGCCGCTGCAATCTGTGTCTCCAGATCGCGCCGCGCTTTCAGCATTTCGTCATAGTCCCGATAGGTGACGGATGCACCGTCTTCGGTCGTGATGGATCGCTCGCCACTGTGGATGGCGGCATTGAGGCGCGCGAGGCGCAGCTGAAGTTCTTGGGGCGTGCTCATATGCCGCACGCTACCGGGGCTGCTGTCTCATGTCCCGGAAAACTGAGACGGTTTCAGCCGGCCTGTTTGAGATGCCGATAGACGGTTGCACGGCTGATGCCGAGGGTCCGCGCGACGGTCGTAGCGTTGCGTCCATTCCAAAGCCTGAGCACAGCCTTGCGCTCTTCTGCCTTGCCCACCGATGAGCGCGCCGGGATATAGACCTCCTGCCCGGCAAACTCTTTGCGCAGCGCCGCCTGCACACGCTCGAGGCTTTCATTGCTATGGCGGATCTCGGGGAGCAGCTCGACCAGATAGTCGAACATACGGTCTACAAGGTCCGGCACGCAATCAGCGTCCGGTGCTCGCCGCTCTACAGCTTCAATGATTCCAGTCATGGCTTGATCGTTGTTATTCATAGATATCACCAAGAGCGAGAAAAGCCGACACGGCGAACAGGCGAGGCACGGCGCACCGGAGCAGGACGCACAGGCGGCGCCTGATGAACCACAGGCACGTGCGGCGATGGAGGCCGGGGCTCATCGGCTCCATCGACAGGCTCCTGCACACTCGCCACCTCCTCGGCGTCGGGCTCGGGGCCGGCATCTTCAGCCACTGCTGGCACCGCTGCCAGCAACGCCGATGCATCCGCGGGAGCTTCTGGCGGCTGGACAATGGGCATATCCGGCGGGCTGAACAGGTCACGCGAGGGCTGCACCATCTGCTCCACCTGCGCCCAGCGCGCATCGGTGTATTTGTGCAGGCCCAGCGTCATGGCCGCATGGATGGAATAGTTGCGGCAATCGAGGTCCTCATTGCGAGGCCTGCGCTTGATCCACTTGTAGGCCTCCTTTGTTGTCGACTTGGACAACACACGGTGCTCGGCCGTCAATTGCTCGTAGAACTCCCGCGGCAAATCCTCGCTGAAGTGGATGTAGCCCGGGCCAGGATTGGCAATGGCCAGCTGTCCCAGCAGCAGGTCCTTGGCGTTGTCCACGCCCACCAGCCATAGCTTGACACCATGCTTGACCTTCTCGCCGCGCCAGTCCACATCCTTCAGGCTGGCCGGGCCCAGGATGGGCCGGTTGTCATTGGTATCCCCCTTGATGGCCCGCAGATTGGGCAGCATGTGCTGGTGCTTGCGCACATAGTTGTAGACGGCTTGGGTCTGGTCCGATGAGTCAATGCTGATGGCACTGGTACCCAGAGTGCCACCATGCCATGCCTGCTTGTAGCGCCGCATGAGGTAGGCTGTCACAGGCGCCCAATCCGCCTCCACCGCAGGATTACCCTCGATGATGTGGCGATCCACGATCCAGCTTTCCAGGCCCCGGGCATAGGCCCACACATTGATCTGCCACCAGGTGCGCTGCACGTCGACCCCCGTTGTCAGCACGAGGCCGCCCACCGGAACTGTGCCCAGGCTGTATTTCTCTGCCCGCGCCTGCAGAACGTGGTCGTCGGCACCTTCGCCTCGCAGCTCCCAGGCCTCGCCCAATGTCTCATTGGTGAAGGTGGTCATGGGACCGGCATCACCCTCCTCCAATGCCCGGCATGCTTTCTCGAACTCATCGACAATGTCGGACCACGCACGCTGCGGGCTGTAGGCCGCCCAGACATGGACACCGAGACTGCGCGGGGGCCGGCATGGCTCACCCCTTGCATCTCGCCACACGCAGTCTGCACCGTAGCGCTTGCCGGAACGACGGCAGACCCAGGCCCCCACCAGGGGCCAGCCACCAGGGAGATAGTCAGCCTGCGATATCGATTCCAGGCAGTGCGGGCATACATGCCGCACCGTCTCAGGCTTGCCGGCCTCCCACTTGAAGCCATGGCGCACATCCTTGCCACCCCAGCGAAGAGGATGCTCCAACTTGCAGTGCGGGCATTCGATGAGGTAGTCGACCTCGTCCTCGGAATCCTCGCAGGCCCGGCTGACATGGCACAGGCCTTTGATGCCGGGCGTGCTGCCTCCCACAAACTTGGGAAAAGCAGCACCTTCCAGGCGCCCCTTTGCCAGGGAACCTGGCGAGCCCGAATTCTTGTCCTTGGTGCCGCCTACGGTCTGGTCAAACGCCGTCCATTCATCGAGGATGGCCACGGCCACGGTAATGCGGCGGTAGGCCCGCGCCGCCTTCCCACCTAGCAGGTGCAGTACCGAGTCGCGGAAAGGCTTGTATTTGATCGTCTCCTCGACACGGCTGCCATGCTTGCGCGCAGCAAGGACCGAGGGAACGCCATTCACCGGATCAAGCAAGGGCTCGATTTCCGTCTTGACGAAGCTGTCGCGGTCATCGTCGGTGGGCTGCCACAGGGCCTGCTTGCGCCGACGGTGGGCGATGTTGTAGCAGATGAATGCGGTAATCATCTTCGAGTAGCCGACCCGCTTGCTTTTCTTCACGGCCAGATCCGTGATGCGGTCATCGCTCATGAAGTCCAGCACGCCGACCTGAAAGGGCCACGCCACCCAGCCGCCCTTCTGGTGGCTTGATTCTCCAGCCAGCTTGAAATGCTCTGCAGCCCACTGGCTCAGGGTCTGCGGCTCATCTGCCCGCAGGCTGGACAGGCCGAGTGCCACCGAATCCTTGATTGCCTTGATTGCCTCGATACTCAGTCGCGCGCCCATGCCCTCTCCTCTTCGTCTTCACTGCTGATATCAGATATACCCGTATCGTCCTCGGCCTCATCGTCCTGTGACATCTGGTCGACAGCATCGGCAACCAGGCGGGATGCCGCCTTGATCCATTCGTTGCGAGCATTGGCCAGCACGCTCAGCACCACTGTGCGCACCTCTTCAGGGAGATCCGGGCAAGACTTGCGCAGCTGGCCATCCACCTGGTCCATGCGATCAACCACCGCCGAGGACGCGAGGCCGAGCACGTCGGCCAGCAAGCCGACCGGGGCATATTCGCCCCGAGCCACCTTGTTCTTCAGCTCCTGGGCTTCGCGCTGTGCCCGCGCCAGGCCAGCACGCTCCTGCACGAGGTCCAGGCCGTTGATGCCGCCCGAAGAACGGCCTGCGGCCTGATCGCGCAGACGCTCGCAGTAGCCGAGCAGCCATTCATGGGCCGTATCGCCTCGGGTGATGACGCCCTCGCTGATGAGCTGGCTCACGCGGGCCTCGCTCACGCCGATGAGTTCCGCAAATTCTGCTTGCGAAATAGGAGCATCAAAGTAAGGAAGGACCTTCACTTAACCCCCTTAGCAGCACCGCGCAACAGTCCGAACGGGCGGCTCGAATTACCCGCTTCGGAGGTGGCCGGAAAGGACCCGCCCGAAATCGATTGCACGTTTTTTAGGCGGATGATCGTCATGCAACCACCCCCGACGACCGGGCGGCCAGGGCCTGGCGCACCTGCTCCTCGTAGACCGAGAACTGCCGAGGTGCGCCCGTGGCCGTGCGCCCATCGACCCAGGCGTCGTAGTCCGGCAGGCCCAGCTTGGCAGCCATGGCCTCGACACCACCGCGCGTTGCATCCCAGCCGGCAGGGCCGGCACCTGCGGCAGGCTGGCAGACCACGTCCATCCAGCGCTGCTCCCTCAGCCAGCGCAGCATCGACGGGCAACGCTTGCCATCGTCTGCTGCCAGCAAGCCCTGCTGCCGCTCAGCCGCCGCCAGCAGATCCTCGCCCGTCACCTTGCCCCCAGCGACCAGCTCGCCGATCAGCTCTGCCACCTCGGCCAGCCGTGTGCGGCGCTGCTCCGGGAAGAACACCCCCATTGCAGTAGCGAGAGCTAAACCACCGCTCGCCCCCCCCGAGGGGGGTTGGGGGGTATTAGGGTTATGGTTAAGGTTATGGTTACCCGTGACATGCCCGTGACACGTCACGGGGGGCTGCGTGACATTGCCCGTGACAGACTCGCCACCCTGTGCAGTGTCACCGTGCCGGGTCACGTGAGCACCATCGTCCGTAACCGTGACGCCATGCTGCCGGCACAGAGCCAACAGGATGTCCATCGTGGTCGTCGCCTTGGGCGTGACGCCCAGCGTGCGCAGTGCAGAAAAGATAGCAGAACGCCTAGCACGGCTGCGCTGCTGGCGGGCGGCCTCGTTGCTCTTGACCTCCGAGCGCTCGGCTGCCTGGGCCCGGTAGGCAGCAATCACGGCATCGCAATCGCTGTTGCTGTAGCTACCGTCCTCCTGCAACTCGAAGAACTCGGACAGCACAAACTGCATTGCTGCAATCTCTTCTTCTGACTGGCACAGCAACCTGCGCGCCAGCCTACTGATATCAGAGCCATCAAGCGGCTGCTCGGTGTCAAAGTACATGTCACGCATGTCACGGTAGATGGCACGCTCCAGCCGTGACAAGTGCCGTGTCTTGGTGTTGAAGTCACCGATATGGTGCGGATACTGGTACATCAGGCAATCTCGATATCAGGCAATGCTCTGCTGCTGCGCCTTGCAGCGCACGGGCACCACATCACGCTGTCGCGGCGACTCGCTGCACTTGCGGGCCACGCCCGGCTCGAAGCGCCCCGCCGCCAGCAACGCATTGACCGTGCTGGCCACCGAGCACAGCTCAAGCCACTCGCCCGTGTGCTGGTTGTGGTAGTTGCGCAGCTCGCGCCGGCTCATGTCCCGCACGCCATGCTGGTGCGCATGGCGCATCGACTCGTACAAACGCTCGCTCAGCCGGCGGCGCGTCTCGTTGCTCAGGGCCGCAAAGGCCTCGGCGCTGGTATCGCGCCCCGTCACGGGTGTAACGCTGGAAGGGCTGGATTGATCCATGGTCAAACCTCCTGATATCTGAGCGCCCGCAAACACGCCTGCGCTCGAATTGATTGCTGTCATACGCCTGCCGCCTCACGAATGCGAAAGCGCAGCCTCCTGGGCAGCTGCTCACCCAGCTGGGCGCGGGCAGCCACCTTGTCCATATCGAAGCGGGGCGCGTAGCTGCCCGCCTTCACAAACATCACCACCGGGCGGATATCAGCGCCGGACTTGCCAACCACCGCCCAGATGCCCGGGGCCAGGTTGGACGCACGCGAATCGCTCTCCCCCTTGGCCGTCCACCGGGCACCGCCGCGCAGCTTCCCGTAGGCCACGATGTAGCGCCGCCCCATCGTCGGCCCCACCAGACTGCGCTTGGCACCCCCATTGCGCTGCAGAGCGCGCTTGCGGGCATCGCTCATGTTGGCCCGATAGCCCTGCTCGCCGAACGCCTGGAAATAGCTCAGCAGCTGCACCAGGAACGAGCCGCGCAAATTGCCGTGCCCGTCCTCGCTGCCAGGGAATGGAGTCTCAGGAATCGCCGTCTGATAGCCCGCAGGCAAGATGCCCACGCGCCGCAGCGCCACCTCGCTGCGCTTGTCCCGGCGGCGCCCGCCAAAGGCCTGCGCGTTCAGAATCCGCTGGGGGTCAATCCCCTTGCCTCCCCGGTACGCCGGCTCGATCACGGCATGCATCCGGCTCGCCGTGGCCGGCTTAACCAGCGGGCTATTGACCACGTAGGCCGTAGGCCGGTCGAACACAGACCGCATCTCGTCCTGCATCGCCGGGCGCACGCTCTGAAATGCCACATCGTTCACGGCCTTGATCTGCGCGGCCTGCAGCTTGCCGGCCGCCAGGCTGTCAATATGGCGCTGCACAGACTCCAACCCCGCCGTCTTGATATCAAGCCGCATCGCGCACCTCCGGCACCATCTGCGCAGCCACAGCAATCACGTGGCCGATCAGCGCGATCAGATCGAAACCCTGCTCCTGCATGCGGCGCAACGCATTGCGGCTCAAACCGCCGCCACTGCCAAACGCATCGGCCGCCGCCGCCGTGAAATCGCCCACGCCATGCTGAAAGCGCATGAACGCCTCCATCGGCTCCCCGCCCGACTGGTCAGGCACAGCAGGCACGCACTGGAAATCCAGCGCCGCCGCCATGGCATGCAGCACAAAGGGCAAACCTGATATCTGCTGGATGGCCAGCGACTCATCCGCCGTCAGCTTGTGCGTGGTGTTGTTAGGGTTCAGCTTGTGCTGCAGCGTGTTGGCAGACACACCCATGCGCACCGCCAGGGCAGGCACACCGCCGGGAAAGCGCTCGGCCACCAGCCGCGCCGCATCCTGAATGCACATACCGCGGGCAATGTCGGCATCACCCTGCATATCGCCATAGCCAGCGCGCGCCCCAATTGCGAAAGTAGAGCCCATAGCAGACACCTCAAACAAACGCAGCCATGAGCACTACACCCACAGCCGCAAGCAACAACAAAGCAAAGGCGCCCGCCCTCTTGGCTACCATGGCAGCCACCACAGCAAAGCCATCGCACACCAAGAGAGCAAGCATGACCCCTGAAGAAACACCGACCACCACGCCGCAAACCCCAGCCACCCTCGAGGAACGTGTCAACGCCATCGAGACCATGCTGGGGCACCTGATATTTCTGATGGAGGTGGAGCCCGACTTCACGGCGCAGACCCTTCTGGACTGGATTGCTGTGTGCCGGGAGCGGGAACGGGCCAACGGCATTGCAGATGCACGGGCCCAGGTGGTGTTCTCGCAGCTCTGCGAGCGGCTTCAACTGGTGGAATCCGACCAGGGGGAATCAGATCCAGCAGCAAAGCAAGCCGCTCACGATGCTCTGGCGGCACTGCGCCGAAAGCCTCCTCAAGACTGAGCAGCCAGTCCCGCTCGGCATGGACCAGCAGCATGGCGCGGTAGATGCAGCGCGGCGTCAGGCCGAACTGCGTGGCCAAGCCCACTGCATTGCGGCCATTCCAGGCGCGGGCGATGGAAATGGTGAGTTCTTCAGCCATGGAATGCCTCCGCATGCGCGTCATCGGTGACCTGTGTAGCAAGCTCAGGCCAGTAAAGCTGCCAGTCTTTTGGCCGGCACTCCTTGCGCCCAACGACGCCACCGCTTTCGCGCTCTATTGCCGGGCAAAAACGCACAGGTATTGGCCGCGCACCCTTCATCCAATCCGAAAGGTCTGACGCATGAGCACCTATCCGTCGAGCAAAGGCAGATTTACCACCACGCTCCAGCTGATTGAGGTATTCCGATAGCTTCATTCCTGGCATTTTAGCCAAGGGCTAATGGTAGTCAATAGCCCGCTGCTCGTTGCCCTTGTTAGCCATTCGCTAAATACTCAAACCATGCAATCTGTAGACGTTACTCGGCGTGAAAACCTTGGGCTGCTCATCAAGGAAGCAGGCAGCCAAGCTGCGCTATCCGAGATCATTGGCAAAGCACCCGCGCAGATCAGCCAATGGCTGAATGCATCCGCCAACTCCCGAACTGGCAAGCCAAGAGTGATGAGCAATGCAATCGCCAGAGAGATCGAAACAAAGACAGGTAAGCCCATTGGCTGGATGGATCAGCCATCACCTAGCGCAGCACTTTCAACCCGCGGCGGATCCAATGTTGAATTTGAGATGCCACAAGGGGTGCGCCGTGTACCCCTCATCTCTTGGGTTCAGGCCGGGGCCTGGAAGGAAATAGTGAACACCTTTGCTCCTGGCGATGCAGACGACTGGCTCATCACCAGCGATAAAGTGTCAAACCAGTCTTTCGTTCTGCGGATTCGAGGCAATTCCATGGAGCCAGATTTCAAGGAAGGCGACACCGTCGTCATCGACCCGAATATCAAGCCTCGCCCCGGCTCGTTCGTGGCTGCGAAGAATGGCCGCGAAGAAGCAACATTCAAAAAATACCGCCCGCGCTCCATCGATCTTTTGGGGAATGAGGTCTTTGAACTTGTACCCCTCAACGAGGACTACCCCACCATGCGATCCGATGAGATGCCCATCGAAATCATCGGAACGATGGTCGAACACCGCAGATACTTCAAATAGTTTGATAGCACCAAACACAACACAGGCCTTCATTGAAGGCCATTTTTTTCGCCCAGGTGTAATCTCACACACTTTGAAGTTAGCCCATGGCTATTGACACATTTATTAGCCCTTGGCTAAAGTACGCCCAGCGCAATAACTTGCGCCGGGCCCACCGCATCAACGGAGGAGCATGCCCCGATCTCTAAAAAGTAGCTTGCCCACGTTGTTCACCTCACCTATGCGAGGCGTCCCCGGGCCAAATAGCACCAGCGGGCACGGCCGCTGCTCTGCGCGGCATCCCTGCCGTATCCAGCCGCCAAAGTGCGTACACGGTCAACAGGGTGAGGCGAAGACGGCCAAGAACAGCAACGGTCATGCCAGTTGGAATCCTGGCAGCCCACACGGGCAAACCACAGCGCCTATCTCCATGGGCGCTGCGGCCTGCCCATACTCCGTTATCCTTGCCGTTACATACGTAACAGCTTGGAGAGAGAGACATGGTTTTTGTGCGCATTGCTTTGCTGGCCTTTCTGACGTTCTACTCGTTCAGCATGGGCCAGATACCGCCCGCGGGGCTCAATGGCTTCGGCAAGCTGGTCGCCGGCTTGTTTTTTGTATTTGCACCAGCGCTTTACCTGCTGCCCACCTATGAGGCCTGGAAACGCCAGCAACCCAATATGACCCCCACGGTGCTGGTCAATATCTTCCTGGGCTGGACGCTGATCGGCTGGGTGGCAGCCATGGTGATGGCATACAAGAGCACCGAGCCCCAGAAGGTCGAGCTTGTGTACAACGAGCCAGCACCCACCTACACCCCCGCACCGGCGCAGCCTGCCAGCAAGCCCAGCATTGCAGACGAGCTGTCCAAGCTGGCTGACTTGAAGCAGCAGGGCCTGCTGACAGAGGAAGAATTCAACCAGCAAAAGGCAAGGTTGCTTGCCTAACGATCTGCCAAACGGCCCCAAGGTACGTCTATGTCAAAAGCCAATCCCCTGCCACACATTACGAGCCTTGAGGAAATCTGGGCCCGCCACGGCTACCGGCTGGAGCGGGTGCAGCAACCCATGGGCGCACCACGGCGCAATGTCTATGCCCCGGATGGCCAGATCGTGCTAGCCGATACAGACTCCGATGAGGAGACGGAATACCTGCAGCAGCATGGAATGCTGCCCAGCAGCGACTAAGCAGCAAAGATAACCCTCCACCCCCAGCCCGCACGGCACGCGCCCTGCGGGCTTTTTTTCGCCTAATGAAAGGGAAACCCATGTGCCAATGCCGCCAAGACATCGAACAGAAGCTCACGGAACATTACGCAGCCAAGCTACCCCACTCCCGCGAAGTGGATGCAAAGCTCACTGGCTATGCCATAACGCTCGGCACTGGCCTGGGCATCAAGCCCTATATGGCTGCCGAGATCCGCCACACCGTCACGATCAAAAAAACCGGCGCTGATAAGCGCAAGACCGAGAAAGTGAACATGTATTTCAGCCACTGCCCGTTCTGCGGCGAAAAGCTGGAAAAGAGCTGACGGAGATTCGGAAATGTGACCTAAAGGCGAGCATGCAGCTTGCATGTGCCCACCCCCGCAGGGCTTTAGCGGGGCCATCTGGCGTGACCACTGCGCAGGCGCAGCGTTCGGGAATGGGCCCGGCCGCTGTGAAATATGGAAGCACCGGGCGCACCGCGCCTGGTGGGCAACGTGGTCACACCAGATGGTTTTCGCCGGGCCTGGGATTTCCGCCATCCCTCCAAGTACCTTCCCCAGGCACGCCCGCCAGGGCACCGGCATTTTTCACCCAGGCCCGCCAGCTGCTGCTCGCGGGCTTCTTTTCTTCAGGAACCCCATATGCCCACCGTTCTCGACCTCATGCGGCGCCTGCATTGCTCACCGGACACCCCATCCGCGCGCCAGTTTCTCTGCGCTAACTTTCGCGCTCAAGGCTTTGTGATTGCCTCGGATGGCGGGGCGATGATTGCCATCCCCGAGGAGACCGCACCGACGTGCGACATTGCCCTGCCATCGAACAAGCACAGCTTTATCGAATCGCAGCGCACCCAGTTTGTGGCCACGCCTAACGACCGCTGGCATCCCTTCGATGTGCTTCTGTCCCATCCAAAGCTGCAGAGCCTGGAAAGCTGCAAGCTATGCAAGGGCAAAGGCTGGCTCGTCATTCGCAAATGCAAAAAATGCAAGGGCCAAGGGGAACTCAAACGCGGCAAGCGCTTTCACCCGTGCTCGAAATGCGAAGAGACAGGCACCGTCTACTGCCCAACCAGCTGCACGGATGATGCACATGCGTGCGACATCTGCCAGGGCGACGGCCAGAAGCCCAAAAAGGTCTACCACGGCAGGTACTGCAACATCCCGCTGCCAGGAATCGACTACTGCCATGGCATCGACGGGAAGTATGTGCGCCTGTTTGCCCAGCTGCCCAATGCACGCTGGAGCGCACCACAGCGCCTGAGCGAAACCGATTGCGGCGCCATCCTCGTGCGCTTCGATAGCGGCTGGGGCGCCATCATGCCGCTGCGGGGCTGACCCGCCACACCTCACCCACCACCCGCCCGGCAGCAGCCCGGCGGGTTTTTCTTTGCCCACCACCGGAGCCACCCATGCACGCCTCTCGCACCGTCATGCCCAGCATCCGCTGCACCGACCCGGCTTTCCAGTACCGCAATGCGGTCAGCACCAATCTGGCCGACACCTTTGCCCAGGCCCGCGACCGCATCGCAGCGCAGCAGGCTCAGACAAAGAAGCCCACCCGGTCCCGCCGCCAGCAGCCGCCGGCGCTTGCCAATCTGAGCCTGCCGCTGCTGTGAGGACCGCCATGCATACCTTCATCCTGAGCTGTGCTGGCGTCTCCATCCAGCACACCGCCCGCAGCGCTGCCGAAGCCTTCGCGCATGCATTCGCCCTCCTGGGCCACCTCGGCCACGGAATCACCTGCAGATGCATCCGCTAGACACCGTGCTGCAGCAGCTGCAGCAATGCGATCGACAGCGCAGCCATGTTCTGCGCGCTATGGAAAGCAAAGCTGCAAGCGCATACGCGCTGCCGCTTTCCGCCGACACCTATTTCTCCACCCAGCATGCAAAGGAGCAACGCCATGCACACCAATTCCTCTATCGTGGTTTACGGCCCGCAGGGCTGCGGCAAGGCCACCAACACCAACCGTCTGCTGCAGCACTTCGGCCTCGACAAGGTCTATGACGCCGACTGCGCACCGCTCACCAGCGCCCAGCAGCTGCCCCGCCACGGCACGCTGATCCTGGCCACCGAGGCCCCGCCCCGCTGCCCCGTGCGCTGCATGAGCTACGACCAGGCCATGCGCCAGATCAAGCAGGCCGGCGCAGCCACCCATGGCTGACATGCTGCGCAGCACCTGGGCCGGCGGCTCGGTGCTGATCCCCAAGGAACAGGTGGAGGCAGAGGCACGGCAGGCCTACGCCGAGGGCCGCAGCGCAAACGAGGCCTGCCCCTACCCGTACCGCACCGACGCCGCCCTGCACTGGCTGGCGACCTACAACCTCTGCCTGCCGCTGCGCAGCAAGACTGATCTGACACAGCAATGACGACCTCACATATACCCAAGGGCAGCATGTGCACCTCCTGCAGCCGCGGGTCCAGCGCCTGCGCAGACCTGCGCTTTCACAGCATGCAGCCCATCCAGCGCTATCAGGACGGCACCACAGCCGTCAAGTGCGTCAACCACCAGGCCGCCGACGCAACCACACCGCCCATGTGCCTGAGCTGCGGAGCACGCAACCACCCACTACCTGACGGCAGCCTGCCCTGCGGCCATTGACCCATCACCACCACCCGAAGGAGCTACCCATGCACATCGCGCACGCCGACAACATCCACATCCACCTGCCGCCCAGCTTTGCCCTGGGCACGACACTGGAGACAGCTCTCGAATCCAGCGCCCTCACACCGGAGTCCATGGCCACTTCCTCCGCCGGCAGCAGCTTGCTGGCCATCCACACAGTGGGACACGGCGAATACTGGACCGGCCAGGGCGGCCACTACATCTGCACATTGCCCGCGCTGCACGGCCTACCCGCCCGCCACCTGATCGCGGCCGCCGAAGAAAACGAATGCACCTGGGGCAAAGGCGGCGAGGACGTGCCCGGCGCAACCAGCCAGTACGACGGCAAGGCCAACACCGCCGCGCTCCTGGCGCACGGCGGCCACCCCGCAGCCGAATGGGCCGCAGCCTACGAGGCCAACGGCCACAAGGACTTCTACCTGCCCAGCCGCTTCGAGTGGCTCATGTGCTATCTGGCTGCGCCCCAGCTGTTCAAAAAGGAAGGCTGGTACTGGAGCAGCTCGCAATACTCGCGCCACTTCGCCTGGTGCCAGGACTTAGAGCTCGGCAGCAGCGACAGCATCGGCAAGGGCTACGAGCTCCGCGCTCGCCCCGTCCGCACGATTCAACTTTGACCCTTCACCCCTTCACTACTTCCGGCGCTCAGCGCCGGTCTTTTTTTCTCTACAGGAGCTTTCATGCGCACTATCAATCTCCCACCCGCCCCAAGCCGCGCGAGGTCTGGGCCGCAGACTTCCGCGATCGCATCGTGCACCACCTGCTCTACAACCGCATTGCACCTCGGTTCCATGCCGCCTTCACGGCAGATTCCTGCGCCTGCATTCCCGGCCGCGGCACGGTGTACGGCGCCAAGCGCTTGGAGCAGCAGGCCCGCAGCGTAACGCGCAACTGGAGCCGGCCCGCCCATTACCTCAAGTGCGATTGCGCCAACTTTTTTGTCTCCATCGACAAACTGGTCCTGCGCGAGCGCATTGCCCGCAAGGTGCACGAGCCCTGGTGGATGGAGCTGGCCGACACCATCCTGTTCCACGACCCGCGCGAGAACGTCGAGGTGCGCGGCAGCGAGAAGGATCTGCGCAAGGTGCCGCCGCACAAAAGCCTGTTCAACGCGCCGCCGGATACCGGCCTGCCCATCGGCAATCTGTCCAGCCAGTTCTTTGCCAACGTGCTGCTGGACGGGCTTGACCAGTACATCAAGCACCGCCTGCGTGCACCGCATTACGTGCGCTATGTGGACGACTTCGTGCTGCTGCACCCTTCGGCCAATTGGCTCACCAGTGCGCTGCGCAACATCGAGGAGTGGTTGCCGCAGAACCTGCAGCCGCACCTCAACCCGCGCAAGACCATCATCCAGCCCGCCGCGCGCGGCATCGACTTCGTGGGTCAGGTCATCAGCCCCTGGCGACGCACCACCCGCCGTCGCACGCTGCGCTCCGCCCTACAGCGGCTGGAGCACATGCCCGCCGCCGAAGTCTTTGCCGCCGGCAACAGCTACCTCGGCCTGACCCGCCAGGCAAGCGCAAGCCACCACGAACAAGCCCTGCTGTGCCGCGCGCTACTCAAGCGCGGCCATGCCATCGAAGGTCTGCACCTTTCCAAAGCATTCAGGAGCCACCATCCATGAAATTTCAGCCCATCCACCGCTCCCGCATCGTTGCAGCCCTGCAGGAATACGGACCCATGACCACCCAGGAGCTCGCAGATCAGCTGGACCTTCCCAAGAAAATCGTTGCTTCATGCATCGCCAACACCCGCTATCTGCACCCTGGAAAAATCCTGCGCGTCGTGCGCCGCCTGCCCGTTACGGGCCAGTGGGGCCGCGATGTGGCGGTCTATGCTGCCGAGCCCGGCCCGGATGCAGACTGCAAAGTGAACCCCGCGAAACGCCGCAAGCAGGTGCAGACCCGGTACCGGGAAAAGCACAAGGCCCTCATCAGTGCCCGCAGCCTCAAAAAGATTCCGTCGCCCATCAACCCGTTCATGGGCTTGGTAGCGCGCGAGAACAGATCCGCATTAGCCAGATATAGCCGCATCACAGGCTAAAGCAACCACCACCAAACCACAGCCCGCCACGCGCGGGCTTTTCATTTCCGTCCATGAGCACCATCACACGCCCTGCCCTGAGATACCACGGCGGGAAATTCCGGCTGGCCCCTTGGGTAATGCAGTTCTTTCCCAAGCACCACCGCTATGTCGAGCCCTTCGGCGGGGCCGCCGGCGTCCTCTTGCGCAAGGAACGCAGCTACGCCGAGGTCTACAACGACCTCGACAGCGACATCGCCAACTTCTTCCGCGTGCTGCGCGACGAAGGCTTGCGTTCCCGCCTGATCGAGGCCTGCCAGCTCACACCCTACGCACGCAATGAGTGGCAACTGGCCTACGAACCCACCGATGAACCCGTGGAGCGCGCCAGGCGCACCGCCGTGCGCGCGGCGATGGGCTTCGGCTCGGCCGGGGCGACAAAGGAGTCGGGCGGCTTCCGCATCGACACTGCACGGGCCTTCTCGACGGCGATGCACAACTGGGCCACCTACCCCGCCTGCCTTGGCGCAATCGGCGCGCGCTTCGAGGCCGTGCTGATCGAGAACCGGCCCGCCATTGACGTGATGCGCCAGCACGATGCGCCGGACACGCTGCATTTCGTGGACCCCCCATACCTTCCAGAGACCCGCCAGCTTGGAGGTAATCGGTACTACAGGCACGAACTCAACAAAGAGCAGCACGCCGAACTCTTGGAGGCTCTGCGCGGCCTGCAGGGCTTCGTGGTGCTCTCGGGCTATCCCAGTCCGCTCTACCTCGACAGTCTGGCCGACTGGACCATGCACACCACGCAGGCGCGCATCGCTGCCCATCGCGGCACCGGGATGCGAACCGAGGCGGTTTGGCTGAACCCCGCCTGCAGCCGCGCCCTGCACAGCGCGCCCGGCAGCCTTTTCACCGACCACTGAACCATGAACCACCAGGGAGAACAACATGCAAGACAAGAGCAGCCTTAATCCGCGCTACACCATCGGCGCAGCAAAACTCCCGACGATATCGTCCAATTTCACCCGCGTGACCACCCTTGAGTTGCAAGGCCTGGACGTCAAGGAAGTGATGGAGTTGGTGAGCGACTGGTGCATGAAAGAGCATTTTTCCGGCCAAGCTCAGCTTGACGCCCAGGGCTCGGAGGCAACGCCAGTAGATGAAGATCGCGCAAAACGATGCTGGATCGAAGAGCGCGAAGCATGGCAGGCCATCAAGGCCAAGCTGCACACCCTACTGGCCGGCGTATCTGCGCCTGCAGCGGGAGACACGGCAGCGCTTGAGCAGATTGCCGACATTTTCTCTATCGGCTCCGACGCTCGCAAAAATCGCAATGTGGTCGTGGAGAACGTCCGCAACGCATTCCGCCGCGCACGGTGCCTGGACCTCATTGAGGCGCGCTATTTCACCGTGCAGCGCCCGCCAGTTGATTGGGATGATGAGGACGAAGGCGGCGAAGAATGCCCGCTCAATTGGGGTCAAGAACCTGAGCAGTATGCGGCGCAGTTTGGCGAGGCGATCAAGCGCATCGCACCCCAGGCGCCTGCAGCGGATGCGCTGGATGACGAAGAGGTGCTGTCGATGTCCATGGCGATCCTCATGCAGCGCGACGCAGAAGCACGGGATGCCGCGCGGTATCGGGGAATGCGCAACAAGCTGTACGGAGAAAACATCTCCATTGGCGAGGCCACGCTGATTTTCAAGGTGACGGGCAATTGCCCGGACATCAGCGAATTTGACGCGGGCATAGACGCCGCCATCGCAGCCCAGGCAGCAGCCCAGGCAGCAGCCAAGGAAGGAGCGCAGCATGGCTAAACGACTCGCGGGCAAACGCTGGTTTGAGGCCATAGGCCGTCGCGCGCGATCCCAAGGCAAGGCCATGTGGCTTGGTCAAAACAGAGAGCAATGGCCGCTTTGGGCGAAGCATGCCTACATGGCTGGTTACATCGACCAATGGGACAGCGGCCTCAAGACAGCACAGCGCGCAGCAGCGCAGAAGGGACTGAGCAATGGCTAAAGAATACCCTTTGGACATTGACGCGATCTACGGCGAAGACGATATGTGGATCATGTCAAAAGGGCACCACCCATTTGAAGATTTTTCGGCAGAAGCCAGGCGCCGGGGATACGGCAGAGAATCTGACGAAGACGAATACTACGAGTTCGAGACACCGAAGCACGCCCTGATGCGAAGCGTCCCGAACAGCGAAGGCGGCACTCGTTTCTGGCCAGTAGACGCTCCGGGCCCAGGCGTGTTTCCAGTCACGATTGCTCTGTGCTATTGGATCAGACCCAACCGAGCAGCGCGCGCAGCAAAGATCGCCCAGCAGCTGCGCGGCCAGAGCCAGGACGGAGCGCAACAGTCATGAGTCATACCCCCCCCTCTCTTAGCCAACCCGAATCTGAGCCCAAAGAACTGCCACGTGCCAAGCAGCTTACTGAGCTGATAGGCCATACCGTGAAGTTGGTATTCGAGGACACCGACCTCAAGGGACAACCCTGGTGGGCAGACGCAGTCATCGTCACAGAGTCGGGCTGCTTCATCGCACTCAAAGCTGATGAGGATGATGTGTTGCCAATCAACCCCTACAAGCCTCAAAAGCTGGACGCTTTTGTCACAGCTCGGGCGATGGCACGACATGGTTTTCTCGGCCCGGATGCCGAGGCAGCTCAAAAGCGAGCCGAGGAGCTGGAGCGGATCCGCGAACTCAGGGAATCTGCACAGAAATCAAGAGCTACAGCCGTCGACAACATCCGCTGGGCCGAGCAAGCCGAAGCCAAGGCTGCAGAGCTTGAGGAGGAATTATCGAAGCGCACTCAAGACAAGGGAGCGCAGCCGTGACTAATTCGCGCGTCTTCGTCCCTCATGACGAGTGCTGGATGGCAAGCGGCGCCTGCTTTGAAGAAGGCCGTTGCTTAGGCAGCTGCCAACCCAAACTGCCCGCCGCAAAGGCCAACAGCGAACTGGCCACCGCCATCAGGCTGCTGAAAGAACTCCGCAACTACACACTCCTCTTTCGCAGCATGACGCACTACGTCGACGGATCGAGCATCGACCTCGCAGTCAAAGAAGCTGCAGATCTCATAGCAAGACATAAAAGCAAAATATTGGAGTAAATCGAAATGACCAGTACCGTCCAGCAAGACAAGCTAGATCAGATGCTCAGGAGCATGCAGGTGATGGCCAGTGCCTTGCAAACGCTCTGCACTCAGTCCGGAGCCCGCCTGACTCGGCAACAGTTCGCAGACCGCCTGGGCGTCCACCGCAATACCTTGGCAGCCCGGCTGGCTCACGACAGCACAATGCCCCGCCCCGGAAAGGATGGGAAATGGCTGCTGTCGGAGATCATCGAATGGGAGATGCGCCAGCATTAAGCCGGGCCGCAATATCAGATCCCTTCGGGTTGTAATAAGTCAGGGCCCGCGTCGTGTTCTCCCAGCCAAACACCTTGCACAGATCCAGCACATGCAGCACCTGCGCCATGCGGGTGGCTGCTGTGTGGCGCGAATCGTGGAAGGTAAATCCATCCAGCCCCGCCCGTGCGCGATATTTGCGAAACATGGCATCCAAGGTCTGGGGCTTGAGGCCAAACACCAGTGTCTCGTCCCAACCGCGGCATGCCTCAAGATTCCTGCGCGCCGCCCTCGTCAGCGGCACCTGCCGCGCTTTACCCGTCTTCGTGCGCCCTGCATGCAACGTGCAGTAATCCTCGCGCACATCCCCCCACTCAAGTCCCGTCAATTCCCCCGCCCGCATCCCGGTCTGCAGCGCAGCGATAAAGCAATGCGCCACGGCCTGCGATACCGATCTAATCGGCTTGCGTCGAGACCAGCCTAGCATCCGCAGCATCCGGCGGATTTCCGGCCCTGAGATGATGCGCTCCCGATGATCCGGCTCGGCCGGCTTGGTCACATCCCGCATCGGATTCGATTCCAGCCAGTTCCACTCCTTACGCGCGGTCTCCAGCATGTGGCCGATTAGCACCATGTCTCGCAGCACGCTGGAACGAGAGACGACCTTGAGGCGCGCATCCCGCCATGCAATCAAGTCCTGGCTGTCCAGCTGCGCGAGCAGTCGGCGGCCTGGCCAAGCCTCATGCTTCTGGATAGCATCCAGCCGCACCCATTCCTTGGCCCATCCGCGCTTCGTGGGCGAGACCTCGTCGCGGTAGCGCTTCACGGCATCGTTGACAGTTCGGGTTTCGCCCAGCAT